TTCCAAGAATCCACCAGAAACAGCACCGTTCAAAGTATTGAGGTTTGTCAATACAGAGCTATCTCCTCTAAGAAGCTGGCGATTTATATTCTTCCTAAGCATCGTCATTACCGATCTCATACGTGCTTCAAGAATTTTAACAATCGCTTTTTCCCCAGAATTTTCTAATTCTTCTCTCTTACTGATCACGATTGGAGCTACATAGTCTGCCCAGTCAAAAATAGCAGGTCTCATTACGTCTCTTACAGACATATCGATTCCTTCGTATCCAGAGCTGATTTGTGTTACTGTTGAATGTTCTTCCAATGCCAATGGGCGTTGAATTTTGATACCACCATCTTCGTATTCGATTCCACCAAATTTCTTGGCGTTATCTAAGAAGGCAGTCTTTTGAAATAGCTGATCGACTTCACCATCTCTAATGCTATAGAGGGTTGACGACAGCAGGTCATTTGAAATAGCCATAATAATTTTCCTCTCATATGGTTTTAAAAAGTTCTTTCGTTAGAAAGTAGTGTAAGTAATAATTTTCTTTGTTACGTGTTCCTTGCGGAATGTACTAGGAAAGCTATTCCTTACAAGTGTTCCCATATGGGAGGTTGCATTGGATGCTGTTCCTACTGTACAGAAAATGTAAAATAAATATCTAGACATATCTTTGCTTTATCTGCAGAAGTACCTCTACTAGCTTTTCACCAGGGCAGGCTGTAGCTTGCCAGTTCTTATGCCAAGTCACTTCATTCCAAGTAAGGTCATGGGTTTCTAGCAATCTATTTATAAAAGTTTCTAAGGTATCCATCATAGGTTTACGAGGTACTTCATTCTCATAATTACCAACAACACAGATCCCAATAGAATCTTTATTTCTAGGTGGTGAATGTGCACCACGTCTATTCTCAGGTCTAGCCTTGTACACTGTAGCATCATTCTTAATAATATAATGGTAGCCTATATCAGACCAGCCATTGTCCTCTACGTGCCACTTACGAATACGCTCAGGTGTAGTTCTATCAACGGGTGATGCAGAATGATGTATTACAATATATTTAATTTCTCTCTTTCCTTTCGGCATTACTTCTCCTAGTGAAGCAGGAGGCCTTCGGGGCCTCCCTTAGATGTACTTCCCTAAGTTACCCTATTGGATTACTTAGCTGCTTTATTATTCTTATGATACTGAAATGCTTCCCAAGCAGATCTAAACTGAGGTGTTCCTGAAGGAGACACCGACTTACCAGTAGAAGTTTTTTGAAATGTTTCTCTTCTGGTTTGCTTAGTTCTCTTAGCTTCTTCTTGAGCAATCAAAGCCTTCTGGGTTTCATACTTACTTTTTACTATATAGTAAGCATCTTCCAATTTCAGCTCAGGTCTTTCCACAAGCATTTGAGCAATAGGTTTTCTCAGTTCATCTGACGTCAGATCAGGATGCTCAGATTTAAATCTTTGCAATTCCATTTGTCTTTGTTCCAGCTGGATCTGCTGTTGTGCAGGCTTCATCATTTCTTGCATCATTAGTGCTGCTTGCTTTTTAATTTCAGCCTGTAAACCTGCTTCAGTATACACATCGTTCTCAGTCTCTGCATACTGCTGCATTTGCTTAATCACAGGATTATTTACCGCTAAATCTTTCTGGTTTAAAAGTTCTTGCTTTAAATTTTCAAGTTCTTTTCTTTGCTCTGCAATAGCCTGCGTTTTTCTAGTGTAAGAAGCTCTCATATTAGCTACGTGCTTTCTTACGTCTTCAGGCATATGCTGCATCCAGTGATGTAGTGGCTTCATTCCCTTATGATTAGCATCATCCTCAAATTCAGGATAGTCCTCTTCATTTAATTTTAAAAGCTCGTCAATGCTCATCAGCTCTGCTTCAAGCTCTTCTATTGTTTGTTCTGTTGTAGTCTCACCCGCAACTTCTTCAGCAACCTCTGTGGTTGCTTCTGCTGTTTCTGTAGGCTCGACAGTTTCTACTGGTGTAGAAGTATTGTCTGTATTTTCCATTTTAATTTCCTCCAAATGGATTAAGTTTCTTTCTTGCCACCTGGATTGGTGGTCTTCTTGTTTCTAGGCCAAAGATCTTTGCAAGCCCAATATGAGGCTGACATCTTATCCTTAGCTCTGTCACACTTATGTCTGGCTCTAAAGGACTTCTTAGCAGAATCAGAATAGTTATGCTTGTAGCCCTTAGCTCCGTAATGAACTAATTTTTCTTTTCCATCCTCACAAGCCTTAACCATCTTCTTCTTACCTGGTCTGGTAGAACGTCTAGGTTTGTTGCAAGGCATATCATCTTTATTTACTTTTCTTGGCATTACCCTTTCCTTTCTTCTTCTTAGGCTTGAACTTACCTTTCTTTTCCGACATCTGCTTATAGACCTTAGGATCTATAGTAGACTTCTTCTTAGAGCGTGATGTTCCAGCTTTCTTTCTTTTATTTATATTTCTATACAAGCTCACTTCTTCTCCCACTTTTCTCTTTCGATACGCCTAAGTTCATCCCATTCGAATTGAGCAGATTCATAAGCTTCTTTTGCTTCCTCTTTAGTAGAGAACACATTAACCAAAAGATTCATTGTTCCTTTGCGAATTACAGCCCACCAACGGTTAGGTGAATGTTCCCAATACCCAGAGCCGTTAGCTAACTGCATTCCTTTTTTATTTTCCACGATTACATTCTCGCTGCAAAGAGATCATCCATCTCTTCATCTGACATAGCTGCATCTTCTGCCATAGCTTCTTCCATTGGTTCTTCTTCTGGCTCTGTCTCAGGTGGGTTCTGTAGAAAAGATTTAAAATTTCTATCATTAGCCAACTTAGTCAACTTACCAGCCAACATCATAATAGCTCTATCGTCATTGATGTCTTCCATAAGAAAATCATTTTCTTCATCGATAACATCGTAGTCAACAGCCATATTGACAGCACCTTGGAACATAGCTAGGATACGAACAAAGTCGCCAGGAAAGCTAGTTACACGATCAGAGAACTGTGGGTAGTTAGGCTCTTGATCGAAGGCAGGTAGTAATTTATTTGTTGCATCTACTAAGCGGTTCATAGCATTAGCAGAGAAGTCTCCCATAGGAGCCATTTGTGCAAACATTTCATCTTCAGATTGTTCAGCTTCTGCAATTACCACTTCCATTTCCATCGCTGGTTGTGCTTCTGCATCAGGCATTTTATTTTTATATTCCATAGCCATAAGGCCCTCCGTTAGTGTTTTATTGAATCATCATATACTTTGTCTAAAGTTCCATCGACTGCATCTTTTGCAGACCAAGTTTCCATAACAGCGTCTTCCTTGCTAACACCAGAATCAACAAGTGATTGGTATTTGTTCTCAAGATTACTTTGCTGTTGTATTTTTGTTTTTCTTTCATTAGTCGCATCCTCGAACCACTTATCTCCACCTAGATCCGAAAGAGGAACGAAGCCTGACTTGTCCATTATTTTTCTTTCTTCCATTCTAGACTTCACATACTTACCTAAAGAAGCAGAGAAGTAACCTCTAGCATCACAGCCAGAGCCTGTAGATTCTCCTTGTATACCAAATGATCTAGGCAGTTGTCTGTGGATATTCTCGGAACCACAGCCTACAATTTGCTCACCTGATTCAAAGTCACACCACAGTTCTTCTTGACCGCAGTACTTGGCACTATCCATATAAGTTTCTTTTGTTTCTGGATTGTACTTGGTTCTCTCAAACGCTTCACCTTCTGAACCGCAGTCCCCACATTTATATTTAAAAAATGGCATTATGCTCTCCCACCCCTTTGCATTAACATCTGACTTAACTGCTCAGCAGGTAGCTCTCCTGCAGGGCCTATATCGCCTTCTGGAGGCAGTTCTCCTGCAGCTCCTTGTGGTAACCCTCCTGCGGCTTGAGGAGCCGCTTCAGGTGTATCCATGAAGCTCTTAGGCAGGTCATACAGTCTGATGATTTCTTCTTTTATTTTCTCTGCTGGTACACCCAACTGCATAAGCTGAGGTGCCAACATAATTAAGTTATTCTTCTTGATAGAATCTGATAACGGTGTAGAGGATTGGTCCAGTGCTACAATTTTAAACTTTGCATCTAGATCTTCTACGGTGATAATCTTCGGCATATCATCTATCTCAATAGTAGCTGTCTCACCTTCTTCGCAAAGCAAAGATACAGTTCTTAGATAAGCTCTGGCTAGAAGTTCAATAGAATTATCTTTTTCTCTTGCTAACTTTCCAATCTCTGACGCACTGTATTGAGCTAAAGCAGTAATCTCTGTAGCGGTTGCTTTTGTAGCTTCACCTCTAGAGAATGGAGCAAGGATAGATCCTCTGTTTATATCTGCTTCAATCTGTCCTAAGTACCTGTCAAAATTTGTAGAAATAGATTCTACACCAATAGGCTGGATAATACCAGCAAGTGATTGTTCATCTACAGGTATCATAGCTCCATCAATACCAGCAGTAATAGCTGCTAAGGCTTCAGGATCTAAAGTTCCTTCTTTGTATAAGTATTGTCTGGAATCCCTACGTATAGAATTAGCCCAGTAAGTCCTAAGAATATTCTTTTCAAAAAACTGGTCATATACCCTTGCCACAGCTGAGAGACCACACATAGGTCTCTCTGGTTTTCTAGCAAAATAAATAGGGCAAAGAGGAGATAGTGGTTTGTCATCATAGGTTCTCAAAGGTATTTCAGATTTTTCTAGTAGCTTGTCGCCATCAGAATAGTTAGGGGACCAGATGTACAGATGATCATAGGAGAAGTCATACAGTTCAACCACTTGGATGTACAGGTATTCTTCAGGTAAATTATTTATCTTTCCATTGTATGCAGCGTTGTTGTCAGTGTCGAAGTAATCTACTTTAGGAATAGCCGAGAACTTTTTGTTCCCAAACTTCTGCTTAGCTTCTGCAACTGTAAGGTAGTATACGTGGCCACAGAAACGCTGTGAATCCCAAGAAGAAGCGTCCATATCTGTTATCACTTCCCAAGGCGGCAAAGCCTTTATAGCTACCTTCTCGAGCATATCCTCTGACTTAGCATCGGATAATTTTAAAAAAGAATTAGGGTAGATAAGTGCAAGTCTAGAAGCAATTTCAATCTGCTCACGTTTCTCAAATAGAAATCTGTTTACTACTTCCTGTGCCATTGAAGCATTACCAGAAGTCATACTTGGATCTTTGCCTACAGCTACTGCAGGAGATCTAGAAAATAAACTTGCGATGAATCCTTCGATGTAAGAAAAGCAATCTGCAGTTTCTACACGGATCATACTGTCGTCTACTTGTTGTCCTTCCCAGAACTTATTCTCATAAGAATTTTTAAATCTCTTTAGCTGTGGCCTAAGATGATCAAAGTATTCTTCGTGTTCTGTAAGGATGGTTCTGATTAGCTGTACAGCCTGTTCTATAGTTCTCATAGGTGTTCCCTCATATATATTAAAAAGTAAAAGACTTAGTATCTACGGTGTGCCTTTGTGCCTGCACCAGCTAATTCTTTAATTCTTTGTGCTTTTCTCTGTAGTATCCAATCTGGTAAATAAGCAGAATCCTTTAGCCTTACTGCATCTAAACACCAACAAGCAAGAGCCAGTGCCATAGCCGAATCACTGTGACCTTCTTTAGAAGAATCTAAGAATTTAATTCTTCCTCTGTCATCTGTCTGTATCGTTCTCAGTTCAGCTGCAGTAGTGCTATCTAGTAAAGAGATCTTACCAGTTTGTATTTCTTTTTTTAATTTCTCGAACAGTAAGGGCTTGGACTTTGCAGTGGTAAGAAAGTCTTTTCCATCTTCTTTCCATATACGGCTACATCCTTGGTGGCCCAGTTCATTGATTGTTGCCAGTCCATAGTTGTTTGCTTCCACAAGTACTAGGGCGGAATTATACTGTTCAGATATTTCAAAAATATATTCTGCTAACTGTATGGGTGTTACCTGATTAGATCTCCACATACACACTGGTACATTCATACGCTTAGACATCACTGTAATTACGCTGTAGTCCCTTCCTACACCTCCACCTACGTCTACCCCTATGGCATACGCATCAGATTGGTCAGGCTCAGCTATGGTCAGCCATTCCTCTCCATCGTGTGTAATGATCTCACAGTCTTGGAAATCTTTAAAAGAAAAGTATGTATTCCCTACTATCCTGTATGCTTCTTCTAATGTAGTAGGATATTCTCTTGTAAATTTCTCTATCCCTAACTTACCTACTTTACGCCTACGCCAAGTAATCTGTTCTGGCGTTACACCACTTTTTACTAAAGAGGATTCATAGTCAGTTAGATCTTTGGCTGGTACCTCCGAAGTGTATTCCTCGTGTTCATACCAAGGAAAAAATAAATAATTCCATTGTGCTTGCTTTAGCTCGTAGGTCTTAATCTCTTTGTGCAGGCAGTCATTGTAGTAGTTGGCTGTAGATTCTATTATAATTTGTCCATCATTTACTGCGGCTAATGCTGTAGCCTTTAGTTCTTCTGGGTCATCAGCGAACGCATATTCCGATATATGGATCTTTGTAGCTGTGAAGGAGCGTAACCCTCCCTGCTGTGTTGCAGCGGCTGCTATGATGCGTCCTCCGCCTTCAAATGCAAGCTGTGTAGTATTGTCCACCTCAAGTGGACGCTGTAGTGCAGTGGGTAAAGAATAATAAAAGTTCTTGTGCATCTTCAGGATCTGCTTAGAGGATTCCAATTTATAACTTAAGATAGCATAAGTCACTGGTTCATCAGAGCGATAAGCTAAGGCAAACAGATAAGCTGACCAGAAGGTAGTGCTACCCATCTGTCTAGCTTTTAAAATTAAAATATCCTCACCAGTCTCTGCAGCTTCCAGCATACGTTTCTGTTCAGCATTGAGCTGAAACTGTTGTTGCTTTCCGTGCTTATTGATGATGGTAAGTTTCTCTATAAATTCTTCTAGCGGCATTTGCTGAATAATTTCTAAAAGTTCTTTGTCCATTATCCAGCCTTCTTTAACCAGTCCTTCACTTCATTAATCTGCTCTTTGCTATCCGCACCTTTTGCAGCATCTAACTTCTGCAGTGAATCTAACATTGATACGATGTGGTTACCAGAAAAGGTTTTAAGTTCTCCATCTTGCCTAAGTTCGTGTACAGAATGCGATAAGAAAGCCCAGTATAAATCTTCTAAAGATCTGTTTTCAACGGCCTTCTGGATGATTGTGGTAGTTTTCTTTGGTCTACCACCTAAGTTTTTTTGTTTAGAATTTGCCATAGTATCCTCCTGGTATAATAGGGTTAGGGCAAAGTTTTTAGTAAAAACCTTTCGTGTTCTCTACAGTATCGAGAATGTAAAAAAAGAGGCTGATAGCTCTTAACTACCAACCTCTGAAAAAACCCATATGACGATAGGATTTGTTTCTTCTCCTTATGTCCAGCTCTCCTTTAATTTCTTTATTATTCTTTCGTAATGATACTTGATGTTCTGTCTTGTGCAACCTAAGTCTCTTGCAATTGCTGCGTATGATCTTCCGTGTTCTAAATGCTGTCTTACTATGTACTGATCTTTTTGTTTTAATGATGCGATCATCTCTTCACCTAGCTTGATGTTTGCTTCATAATCTACAGTATCGATTTCTTCTTCTACACCATCAAGTCTGTTATCAATCTCTTCTTCAAAATCTACACTATCGTTTTGTGCATAGTCGAACAACCATTCTCTATCGCCGACATAAACATTTCTAAAAGTATTTGTTTTGATCTCTGGATGCTCTTTGTCTAGTTCATCCATTATCTTTTGCCATTTGCTATCAAGTTTCATATTACCTCCGTAGCTACTATATGTATTCTAATTAGTAGATTCGAAGTGCAAAAGTCCATTTTCTCCATAAAAAGTTGTTCCTAAAGTAATAATAACTGGAAGGGCAGGTGGGATTCGAACCCACGGCTCTCTGGTTCGCGGCCCAAGAGATGATCCATCCAGCTGCCCCAGATCAGATTCGTAGAAAGAATTTATGATCTGGTGTGACAGGTATCTCTGATTGAAAGTCTGTCTCGTAGTAATAGATTAAGTTTCCGTTTGGTTGCGGATGAGCTTGTATAGCAGATACAGGAAGTAGTCTTAGTCTCTCTCCACAGATATCCTCTACATAGATTTCCATATTAGCCATAAGCATTTTGGCGGCGGCCAAAAAAGAAACTTCTTGTAGTTGTACAGTTTCTATCTTGAAATCATTCCCTTCCATCTTCGTCTCCTTTGCTATCTCTAATGGCTTCTTTAGTCTTCCTATATACCATCAGTTGTAAAACGTCATAGATGCCCCAGGCAAACATACCCAGGGACATACAAGTTAAAGCTATAATTATTGTTCTTATCGCTATATCAGCTAGCATAGTTCTCTCCTTACCACTGTGCCTTGATGACCAGTGGTGAATTCCAATTCTTTCTTCTAAATTCGTTAGATATAAGTC